TTGAGAGCATTGAAGTTCTTTTCAAATATGACTGTGCTATTAATCTCCATTTTTTAGGCAATAGTTAAGCTATAACACTATATTTAGTATTATGACAATTAACCTATCTTACTATATATATATTAAGTAGGCTTTATAATATTAACCTTAACCTCATTGATAGCTTGACCTTGAGTGGTTGTATCTACCCTTTCAGTTAGGTTGTTTAGTCGCTGAGTGATTGAGGCATTGTACTGACCTGCCATCCCTCCCTCGATCTGATCTTGTCTGATTGCTTCCTCTATGCATGTACAGATTGTGGCATACGCTGAATATCTCCCATCCTTATTAGAAAAATAATCAGTCACTGTATTACCTCTTTCAGCAGCAAAGCATCTGAATCCTACTTGAGTCAATGGTCTCTCAAGAGGTACAGGAGTTGCCTCACCTGTTTTAGTTGAAAGTGAATATTGATATCTTGGGTTTGACTTGCACCAATCCCTGTAGGCTTCAAATAGCTCCCACATCTTTTCAGGTGTCTCTATGTATTTATGCTTGGGCATCACCTTTAGGTTTACGTTTCTTCTTAGGCTTAGGAGCGTTCTCAGCTGGGATAGGTGGCTCAACTGCCTCATATTTGATAACTGTAGGCACTTCCTCGAATAGGTAAGATAGTCCAATAGATTGGTAGTACTTCACCTTGCTCATATCAATCTTAGCCACCACAATAGAACGTTGTCCTAAGATGCGATCATACACTCTGACAGTTTTGTCAATGTATTCTGTTTTAATTTTAAAGTTGCTCATATTCTTTAACTATTATAAATACTAAATATAGTGCTAAGGTAATGCTTGATAACTTAAATAGCAAATATGTGTTTTCATTCCACAGTGCCATCACTACTCCAAAGGCCATTATGTAAGTCATTAAGCCTAAAAAATCAGCATTCCTCATACCTATATTGTATTTGATTAATATTTTCTTTAATTTCTTTTATCAGGAAGTAGGCAGATGTACTGTTAATGTTGAAATACTTAGCCAGTGCAGTCTGAGTTGAGTGACCTTTGTCATAGTATGCTTCAAATACTATCTTTTTTATCCTGTCTTTTTGTTCTGTTCTGTATATCTCAACAAGAGCCTTTTTAAAGTTGTACCTATCTTCTATCTCAATCTTATGTTCAAGGTCAGCAGTGTCATCAATGACATCCATTGTGTACTCTTGAGACCTGTACAAATCCTGTTTCTTAGTCTTAGATCCTTGAGTCCAGATAAGATCACATTTAATGGTGTTGAGTAGATAGCTCTTAGCCTTATCCTCTGTCATATCTTGAGCATTGAGTCCTGCACAGTGTAGGTAAGCATTGTTAATAACTGCATCTGCATCTATTGAGGTTGGTATATTGAGCACATCTAAGAAATGGCGTGTGTACTTGAGCACCTCAAGATAGTTGTGAGAGAGATATCTATCCAAGTGCTCCTTCATACCATTGAGTGAAGTCTTTGAGCCATACCTTCCTTCTCACTGAGGCACAGAAACACTCCTTATCTCTTTGTCCTGTAACTCTGTTCTTAACTTGTTGTAGTTGTATAAGGCTTCTCTTAGTGAGCACCTTCTCCTCAGGTTGATTGAGGATATTATCTATGAGTTGTATATCAGTTTGTTCAAGCATACAGCTGTGAGTGATGTGGCACAAGCCACAGTGAATGATTGTGAGTATGCCCAAGTCCCCCAGAAGCTGAGACACTTCCAACAGCCAAGCGAAGTATGTAGCCAATCTGGGAGGTTGAGCTTGTTATCTATATAGTTCTGTAATGGTTCAAAGTGAGTGAACCACCAGGAGATTACTAATGGAGTTAAATATCCTATCATGGTGCTAAGATAGTAAAAGTTATTAACATGACAAAGGAGAGCTGTTACACTCTCCTGTGTGGTACTCAACGCTTGCTCGGCACTTGAGTAGGTATCTTATCAAGTATTGATTGAGGGGTGTGGTACTGCCCTTCAATATAGATCATTATTCTTACTAAGTAGTTCATTTCATTAAGTATTTAAACACCTTATCATAGAACTTACCTGTTACCTCATTGCCATGCATGAATCGATACATTTGAAACTTATCCACTCCAACATCCTCTGCTAAATGTACTATCTTGTATCTCCTTGATAGCTTATCTTTGAGCTCACCTCTCATTGAGTCAGTGAGCGTCTCACCATCTTTGATGTAGACTGTCTTAGAACGGCAGGTCATCGTCTAATTCTATTGGTTGTGTACTTGGCTGTGATGGCTTAGATCCTGTTACCTCAATTTTCCATGCATCAAGAGTATTGTAATACCTCCCATTGAACTCCCTGCCTCTAACATTGTATGATACTTCCACTTGCAGACCTACACCCAATGACACTAATACAGCCATCTTATCGTTGACTGTTTGGAATAGTATATCCTGTGGATACTTGGCATCCGGGGTTGTTACCACAAACTCTCTCACTGAGAACTTGTCACTGATCACTTTGATCGGATTGATGAGCTTGATAGCTCCTTTGATTGTTGAATCTGACATTTTTATTGTATTATACTACTCTCTCAGGGAACGCTATCTCTGGAGTAGTTTGGTTTATAATCTCATCGGCTACTATGTTAGCATAAGCAACTGCAATCTCATGGTCTGAGCTGTATATTTGATGTTCAGCATCCATACCGTTTCTAATTTGTTCCATTCTTACCGAATTTGTAAGGAATGCAGCCACTAACTGAGTGACTATTTGTGTTCTTGTTTCCATTATTTATTATTTAATTCATTTACATATTGAGCATAATATTCAGAGCATGCTATTAATCTCTCTTTTATCTGTTCTTCAATGACTGTATCTCTCTCATATCTTAACACAGTCACTCTATGATGAGCAGGTATGTGTTTCACCTTATGTATTGACCTATTATCCCAATCAGCGAGCAGAGTATCATCTGTATCATACATGGTGTACACTAACTCAAATGATGGCCTATCATACAGCCACATGTATGCTCTACCCTGCCACTCATAATCTGAGTTCTCACCTTCTGATGGTGTTGCCGGGAAGGTTTCTAATGACCAGGAGCTCTTAATGTCAATAATCACCTCATCAAGTAAGATGTCACAACACCCTGACATGAGGTCATTAGTTACTCTGATTGTGTTCTTACTGTACTTTTTAGTGAAACGAACATCATTGAGTAAGTCAATACCATCCTGCTCCCAATCAGTTCCTTTGATCATTGGCTTAGTCTTAATGTCTGAGCTGTATCCAAAGAAGTCCTGTTTTGCAATCTTACGTATCTCAGACTTAGCAGTCTCAGACAATAGCTCAGACTTACTCCTTGAGTTAGTCATGAGCTTACCTAATTGTGATGGCCTCCATTTCATAGCTGTGCCTCCTGTTCTTTGGTTAGGTGAAAGTTTTTTCTAAGCTCCTCTACTGTGTACTCCTTATTCTTAATCTTAATAAGTGCATTATTGAAGCGTTCTGCAGATAATGTCTCTTTAACTACTTCCTCCTTAGATGCTTTCTCACCATCATCATCAACAGCTTGAAGAGATAGAGCAGCTTGAAGAGTATATCTCCTGTAGTAAGTGATAGCAGAGCCCATATTCTGAGGATTAACTCCTTGAGGCAAGTCCATGCATGATTCAAGCATTGCACCTGAGTCAATGTCAACTATCTGAGTGCAGACACTGTTGCCTTGAATAGGCTGTAATAGTATCATTCCATTCTCTAATAGGATAGGCTCAACAGCATCCAGGATGGCATTGAGGTCAGCATACTTAGAATGATGGCTTTGTGCGTTCTTAGTTACCTTGCCAATCTGTAACTTGGCTTGATGTAGCTTCTGATGTAGAGTTAGTGCCTCTACTTGATTAGCCTCTCTGATTTTCTCAGAGGATGATTTTAATTCTTTTTCCATGTGATTAATATTTTCAGCAAAGATAATAGATTTTTGCATATATGACAATAAAAGTTATTAACAGTTATCTGTTGATTCATTGTTGATAGTGCTCCTAACTGCTCTCCTCCTCCTCTTGAGGCTCTTGATATACACATCATATCTGACTAATGGGGATGGTTTGTGTTTCATATAAATAGGTTTAATTGATTAGTGTGATTAGTTATCCTCTGCATTGCCTTATCAAAGTACTCCTTATCAAGCTCACATGCAGTCAAGTCAAAGCCGTAGTCATGGCAAGCAATAGCTATTGAGCCGCTGCCTAAGTGAGTGTCAAGTATCTTGTCAGTTGGTTTAGCGTATTTGTCTAAGAGCCATTTGTAAAGTGCAACGGGTTTTTGAGTGGGATGGAATCTATCTAATTGATTACTATTAATTTTTACAAGTTGTGAGTGAGATTTGAATGAAGTCCAAGCCATTTCAATTTGGCTCATAGTAGGTATGTAAGTCATTTTATCCCAAACTATAAAACATCTTGTAGGAGATAAGTCAAAATAATTACCACCCCAAATTACTTGATTTTTACTAACTCTAAAAAGTTGGTCAAAGTATTTTTTAGTTGGTATTGAGTTATCCCATGTTTTGTTTGACATACTACTTTCATATTTTGATAATGAATTTTTAGAAGTTCCCTCTTTAAAACCACTTCTATCTATTTCAGTAGCTATATTTATCCCATAAGGCGGGTCAACAATAGCCAAGTCAAAGTAATTATCAGGATAACGTGCCATTAGCTGCATGTTGTCTTCGTTGGTGATGGTTAGCATAATCCAAGTGTAAATGATTCATACCATGTCACAAAGCTATCAAAGTCTCTCACAATGATATACACTCCACCTGCTCTCTCAATGGATGCTTGATATTCCTTCTGAGCATCTGACTGTCTATCCTTCCCATACTTAATCTCGATCTTAACTGACCGCCCTCTGATCGTTGCTGATATATCGGCAGTTCCTTTGGTTGACTGTCCAGGTGTCCATTTGCCAGGTAACTGCTTATGGTAAGCAAGTTCACCTGTTCCCACTTGTATCTTTGCTCCTTCCCTGTACTGACCTTGTGAGCTTATTCTCTCAGCTTGACCGCCCATGAACTGTATCCATGCAATGACACACTTTGTCAAGGCATTAGCAGAGTTATCTGTCCAATCTGTCTTTGGTATGTATGACTCAGGCATGTTAGGATACTTTTGTTTCAACTGCTCCATCATAAGAGCATTGAGTTTGTCTTTGTTAATTCGTTTCATTTTTTATGTATTCTATTATGGTGACAATTATAACATACTGACATTAGTTCAAACATCAATTCATTCCTCCAGTTAGCATAAGTAATATGATGTACTTCTGTTGCCTTAGCTTCTAAACATCCTTGGCAAAGATAGTTATCTCTTTTAAGAACTTTTTGTCTTATGTTCTGCCATTGTGATGTATGTAAATATTCAGAATGTTCTTTAAACCATTCTATTTGTTTTTGTTCATGTTCTTTATTTTTTTCTTTTTGAATTAAAATTTTATTTTTTTCATGTTCTTTATTTATTTTTTCCATTTCTGGTTTTTTATACTCTGAATAAAATCTTTCCCATGTAGGACCAGAATTCTCTAAATATTCATCATACTTTGATATTTTATTATTTTGTATTTTTTCTTTTAGGTTTACAACTTCAGAATGCTTAAATATACCTTTTGGATGTTTTTTTCCACAAGTACTACATTGTCTATATAATGTAATTCTTCCTGTTTCACCTATTTTATATACATACTCATACCAATGCTCACCGCAATTTATTGAATACCATTCATCTGACCATTCATCGTAAGTCTTTAAAGTACTGTAATCTGGAAAATAACTCATAATTTTAAATTTAAAAGGGTACATGTTTAATAGGTGTAAAATCATCTTCTGGCTCTTCTTCTGGCTCTTCTTCTGGTGCATTGATTATGAACTTACCAACACCACCAGAGTATGCTGTTTCAAGTTCAAAGCTATGATATTCACAGTATTTTTTAAGATTTCGAGTCACTAAGTTTTGTGATATATTTCTTTTACGTAACTCTGGAAAGCCATCCATTAGATCATCATAAGTCATTTTAATACTCAGATGTTCATTCTTTTTAAGGCCTCCAAAAAAGATATTCATCTCTTGGCCTATTATGTCAATCAATTTTCTGTAGTCAAGATTCTTTAATGGCATATCAATAAGGCCCATCTCAAGATAAATACTGATGCAGTTCATCATGTAGTTATCAAAGCAGGCCCATTCATCTTGTGACCACTCATTAAATAACTCATGGCCAAATTCCATTATCGGAGTATGTTTATCACTAAAATAACTACTCATCTCCACCTCATACTTCCTGGCATTGAATGAGGCACTATCTCCCTGGATGGTGTAGTTGGTTGTGATTATTACTTTTGGAGACTCAGTAACATCTAACTTAATGCTGTCCTTTCCTTTATATTCTATAGTAATACCCTCTGTAATTACACTAAATAAATTCTCAAAGTTGAATGATTTTTTAACATCATCAAACACTAACACTTGGCAGTCAGTTGATACACTCTGATAAGGGAAGGACTTGGCAAAATCAAAGGTTTTACCATCCAAAGACTGCACCTTTCTAAGTTGTTTCAAAGCATTCCAAAAAAGACCTTTCCCTGAACGTCCGTTTGGATTCTCACTTATCACCTCATCATTGAATATGATAGCTTTGTTGTTTGAGTTAGTCTTGAAGGAGTGAAGGAGATATCCAATTACAGTCTGAAATGCTTTGTATTTTTCTCTATTTTGACCAGCAATCTTCCAAATGAATGTTCTATATTCTGACTTATGGTGATCAGTTGGATAGTAGTCTCTGTTAATCACCTGGTCTCTCCACACTCCAGTGTTTAAATCTGAGTAGCTAATTATTTCACGTTTCTCTTTTGTCACTTTGACTATGCAGTTACGATAAAATAAGTAACACTCATCCTTAGTATCCTTCAACACCTCAATAGGTTTTGATTTTAGAAGGCTCAAGTAGTCTCTTTTAAAGAATTTCAAGTTACCAGTCATAAGATTAAATACACCCTCATCACATTGGTTGCGTTCTATCCAGTCAATCACATAGTCTTTTATGTCCTTCTCATAGACAATCTTCATAAAGATACCTTGCTTTTGTATGAAGTCAAAAGTACTGCCTTCATTTGGGGAGTTTTTAAAGAAATCATGTGATTCAAGGAAGTCTTTAAATCTTTTATTATTCAGTGAATAGTTACCTTTCTCATTCTTACTCCAAAACTCCTCATTGTCAACCATGTTGAACTTTTTACGAAGCTCATCCTTGGCTCTCTTCCAATCACCATCATACTTTAACTCAGTTAGTATGTTAAATGGTGAGTAGGCCTGCTTTGCTGTAAATGGTTTACAAGATAGATCCTCTGAGAATATGTAGAACATACCAGTGTAATGTCCAAAAGTAGCTGAGAAACCATCTTTTATATCCTTGTTTGGCCTGGTCCAATACTCAACGTCATCGTTCCTGGTCTCACAATACTGCCATCCAACTTTTGCAAGTAATTCTTTGGCCTCATTTTGAAACTCAAGATTGTACTTTCCATCTGGAGTAGTATCCTTCCAGGTGTCGGCCCACTTTTTATTAGAGTCAGATGTTTTTGATCTTGAAACAATCTCTTTGTACTGGTTGAATGAGTGTGCAAATTCTTTAATTACTTGCATCTCATCAGCTGATTCCAATGGAGTAAGTTTAATATACTCTGGTCCTTTGATGTGAGTATATCCAATACTTGGCCAGCAAGCAGCGTACTGTCCATTGCCTCTAATCTCAATCATTACTGACTTAGTCTGCCAGTATGCAAAGCATTCACCAGTCAACACCTCATCTCTGTAGATGAAGTAGATATGATATCCACCTCCAGCTGTTGAATAAATGGATAGTTTTCCCTGGATTAATAAATCTTGAATATATGATAATGAAATGTAACTATTGTAGATGTCATCAATAGGCTCACCATTGTGCTTATCAAAGTCCAGGCAGTAAAATCCATCAGATACTTTGCCGCAAGCTATACCTATCTTTTGAGCCTTCTCAAATAATTTTGGTATGTCATTTTCATTTACTAAATCATATAAGTAGTTGTGGCCTTTATCCAGGAGAGGGGCCTTGTTGTCTCTTAATGGTAAAGGTTGGAGCCCTTCCATTAGTAAATCATAAGCATAATCAGTTAAATTCATAATTTTAAGCATAAAAAAACCCCCTAAATCCTTTGGGGTCTGACTTCCAAATTCATTAAGAGGTTTAGTAACTTCTTTAGGTTCTATTTTGTCAGACCGAACCGTTCACAAATATAAGTATTATTTTAATATCAAACACTCAGAAAAAAAGAAATATTTAAAAACAGAATATTTCGGAAATATTTCGGAGTTAACTTGTTGATAATTAAATTGTTAAAGGCACTTTGTAAAAATAGAAACTTTTTTTTCAGAAAAAAAAAATCTGTTTTGGTAGTATGTTCATAGAGCGTATAGGGGGTAAAATTTTTTCTATTTTGACAAACACCTATAAATCAATACTTTAACCCGTAAAAATTAGAAAAGTAAAATATTTCAAAAAATAAATATTTCGGAATAAGGCACAAAAAAACCCTTCCAGGAGTGCCAGAAGGGTCAAACAAGTAATAAATCAAAACAGTATGCACTACAAATTTAATTCTTTATATAGATTATTTTTCAATCTGAACTTGATTTTTTTCAACATATCAAATGAGTAACAGTTCTTAATGTCCTCAATGAGGTCATACTGAGGAGATAACTGCTCAAATTTAAGCCTCTCCATCTCAATGCATTCATAGTAGATGTGATCATTCATTTCAGTAAACATCTTGTGAGTCTTAATGCCATGAATGATGCTTACATGGTCTTTATCAAAGATATCACCGATTTGTTTATAAGTCATCCCTTGAAGTCTGAGAAGGTTATAGAAGTAATATCTCTTGTAGACTAATGGTCTATATCTATCCCTGGCATCAAGTTTATGCTCCTTAATATATTGTATTATTTCTTCCATATCTTGCCTGTTACTATCATTAATAATCCTACCACTAACATGAGTAGTGCCATCTTTGCTTCCTCAGCCATTGGTCACCTCCTCTACATGATAACCATTCTGAATGTACCACAAAAAGTGATCTCTCTCTTCATCTGGAAAGTTAGGATCAAATAAACATTGATTCTCATCCATAACACAATTCCACCAAAAGCCACCTTCCGGCTCAACCATATCCTCAAGCCATACTCTGTATTTTTTCATATCAATTAAATTTAGTTACATAAATTAAGGCATCCAATGCAATACAAACTTGCTGCACTTTTTTCTTTTGTTTTGGTGTTAATGCTTTCATTCTATTCTGATTTAAAGGTTAAATTATAATACTCATCTGTTGTAATGTCAACAGATACACTGCCATCAAAACTTGCATTGCATTGAGTTTCTACATAGTCAGATGCAAACTTACACATCTGCTCCCTCTCCATTTCTTTGGCTTGGTTATAAATATCTTCGTGAATATAAAACATACCATTTATTTGTTCGTAAAACCATTCTACTGCTGTTTTCATTCTATTCTGATTTAAAGGTTTCGTTGTAGTATAAATCTCCATGTAAAAAATCTTTGCCACAATATTTTTCTGCTGCTTCAAAGGCTTGCATTATCTGCTCTTTCTCCATTTCTTTGGCTTGTTCAAATATATCATGAATGTTATCCATTGATATTGAATCATCAAATTCTAATTGGTCATATAACCATTCTACTGCTGTTTTCATATTTCTAATTTATATTTATTATTATTTTTATTTACTGTATATCCTAACTGTTTAAACAAATCAAAATATCTGTACACTGTTCTCTCTGATACATTCAAGTACCTTGCAATGGTATGGATATACCTTGGTTTATCTTGTAACATCTGCATGAGTCTAATGCACCTGTACATCTTAAGTTGATTCATACGTTTGTCCATTTATCAGTTCCTAATAAGTACTTAATCTCAATCATTTTACCTCTTGATGCACTCTCACATGCGAACTCAAGTAATGTTCTAAGCCTGTCATAATCCTCATAAGATAGCATATAACCTGTTTCAATTGTAAATATATTTTTGAAATAAACCTGCCCGGTTCTATTGTCAATGTGTTGCTCTTGTATTAACATACCCTCTCAATTTTAATGATTAGTTTCTCCCAAAGGTTGCTCATCCTTCGAGCCTCCCATTCTGAGTCTGCTTGCACAGTCTTTTCTAATATCCTCCAGGCTCCTCCTATGTAACCCTGATAACGTATTTTCCACATAATTTAGTGCTTTTAAATAATTACTATATCTATCCATATCAAAGTGATCCCATCCTCTGATGTATGCTAAGTTGATTTTAGGCTCTCTCATGCTATCCAATTACTCCTAAGTACATCAATATACCAATTACAATAAATAATACAGCAGAAGCCACGAAAATGTCCTGTACAGTCTTTTCCATGATTAATAAGTTTTAAGGTTTGACAAATAAAGTTCTAATCTTGCAAGAGCTCTTGACTGAATATTAAGTCTATGTTTGTACTTAGGAAGTAACTCATAGAACATACCTCTGCTCAAGTCTTTTAATGTATCAGATGTTGTTCTGATTCGAGTCAACATACCCTCAATCATGTCCTCCACATCATTCATACGGATGTCAAGAGTCTCTTCATCTATGACTTTACCTTCACCCTCACACTGTCTGCACTCATGAGAGTAGTCGAATCTTGGATCATCATCTGCTCTGTCGTTATAACAATGACTTCCTGAGCCTCCGCATACCTTACAATCTGTTAAAAATTTTGCTTTCATACTGTTTTTGTTAATTATTTATAGAGCAAAGTTAGTATCTTTTTTCATATATGCAAATAACTAAACAAAATAAATATTAACATTTGATTGTTAATAACTGTCACCATATTGTTGAGGTCAACTAAATGGTATGAAAAAACCCGCTAAGTGTGGGCGACCGTGATTCACAATCCATTAACCATAGCGGGTGTATTCTTTTTTTATAGTCCACCTACTCAGCTTGTGAGTAAAGGGACTTTATAATGATTCGGTAACTGTTCTAATGGTAAGTATCCGAATACTATTTCTTTTTAAACCTCTTTACAACAAACTTAGATGCAAGTGTTGCAATGGCTTTAAGGAATTTATTTTCTGACTCCACAGTTACCTTAGTGCCTGTCTCATCTTTTTTGATGTTGACATCTACTTTCTTACCATCATAATCAAGCTCTTGATTGATACCATCTTTGTGGTATTCTATCTCTGCCTTATTTGTTTGGATGATGATATCTGTCTTATCATCCTCAATATTGACCTGCACCTTGCGAGGTCTCCCTACTTTCTTAGCCATATTAGAACTCATTTATTAATACTATTGATACTCTTGCATAATCCTTAGCCATGCGAACCATTCTCTCATAATCAGGGTTATTGTTAAGCACTAAGCATCCCTCTGACCATCCTCCTATCTTAGTGGCTACCTGTTTAGAGCCTTTGTTATATGTTGCACCATGGATGTTCATAAAGATAATGTTATCCATGAGTTCAGTAGTGGGGTTAGTCTTACCATCTGAAGTATAATCTCTTCTGTAAGGAACTTTGGCAACCTGTCTTAATGCTTCCATTTTACCCCTGTGAAGTCCATAAGCATAGGCATCATAGTTCCAACGGTCAGCCTCCATTACAGCAGTGCCCTTGTTGCCCTTGTTAGTGGTGCATGAGGTAACGAACTGAAAGGATGAGCCCTTCCATACATAGACTTTATCATCAAAGACATCATTTGCATCCTCATTGGATCGTACAAACAACAGCCACATATCAGATGGGATGCTCTTATAGTTCGGCAATGACTTGACTCTTGCAAGTAACTGCTCATCAGTGTAGTTCTTAACGTTGCTCATTCTCTGAATTTATAAATTAAAAACAAACTTACAATAAATAGTAATACAAATATGACTGCACTTGAATTATCTATCTTTAACATCCTCAACAGTTAACTGAGATAATGTTGCGGCTACTGTTCCTGCTGTTGCCACATATCCTGCTGCAGTTACTACAGTCGCAGGTAGTGATATAGGTGCAGTGAGTATAACTCCTGCCACAGCTCCTAATGTTATAGCTATCTTTTGCACTCCCTTCCAAAACTTTGGCGTTGGAGCTTTCCATCTTTGTGCTAATGTCATCTTAAATTTATTTCTATTAGTTTCTTAACTGATTGAGTGAGCTCACTTATCTGCTCAGCAAGGTGTTTAATCTCTAACTGAGTCATTTTCTCAATAGCCTCATACTTGAAGCGAGCTTCATTATCAACAAGCTCTATCTTGCCCTTGAGCTTACCTTGAGTCTCAATGATTTCTTTTTGTTCTTTCATGACATTTCTTAAATCAAAATGTAAACTCTTCAAAAAATAACCTATCCCTGAGATAAGTATTGTAATCACTGTAAATGCCACTTCGTTAAATCCCATCACAAAATCAATATACTGTTATTATAACCATTTTCTCTAAATCCTCCACAAGGACAGTCAAATCTACACACCTCCCCACAGTTACATCCACAATGATCAATCATAGGTCTTAAGTCAGTATCTCTGTTCACCTCTGCTGTGAACTCAGGATATAAGTCCTTATTAGCTATCAAGTATCTTGTTAACCTGGTCTCAAAGAATGAAGCCTTTTGTGCATAGTGCTCCATCCCAAAGGCCACCTCTGATCGAGTTACTGAGCTTGAGAAATCCCCAAACTGAGTCTGCAGTCCTTTGTTCTTAAGTTGATATGTCAAGCCAAACACAGCATCCTCTGCACTCCTCCAAGCTATAACAGGTTGAATGTATGCCACAAGTGCCTCCTCATCATTAGTCAATGTCTGAGCATTGTACTTAGTGAGTAGATAGTTGTAGAACGTAGTGCCTAAGATAGGCATAACTCTGAGTTGGGCCTGTGTTGCTATGTATGGAGTAACATCTGTCACATCAACATTGGCTGTGATGGGTGTGTTAGTCTTTAAGTATGTCTCTGTAATAAAGTAGTTCATGGTGCTGCAGGTGTTTCTGTTTGTATTACATCTCCACCCTCTATTGGAGGTAGTGAAGCAAGAGCTCTTATCTCATTAGGTGTCATTTTCTCAAGTACCTTAGTAGCTACCAATGGACTCAATGAGTTCAAAGCATCTGATGTCTTAGATGTATCACCTTCAAGTTCTATTATTGTCTCATTAATGATTTGGAAGTTGTTTATTGAGAACTTGCCCGGTATCTTAGCAATGGTCATTATCTCATTAACTATCTCCTCAACCTGTCTCCTCAATGGCATTACTACATTCTTCTCAAATACAACATAAGCCTGCTTAATATCACTACCTGAGCCGAGTGATCCTTGAGTGCGAACTCCCATAAGGATGGGATCTATTGTGTGAGCAAAGCATATCTGCTCAGTGTTAAGGCTTGATGCCTCTTGAAACAACTTATCATTGCTGTTAGTAGGTAGGCTTTCAATCTTAGGCAACTGATCTTGATTATTAGCAAAGAATGCAACAGCCTTACCGGCATTAGCTGCACCTTTCAACCTATCAATGGTCTGCTTAATCATGTGTTTCTCCTCCTCTGACTGTGGTCTCTTAGGGAACATCATGGCAAAGGATGGAAATATTGAGTTTTGAATGTTACTCTTAGCGAAGTAGCTAAGCTCACCTGATAAAAACGCAAAGTTTAAAGCAGATGTATACTGTGGTAATGGATACCACTCCTGACCCAAGGTCATTAACTCATAGCAATAGAGTTGCTCAAGGTCAGTGTTGGCAGGATGGTACTTTTTTATCTCTCTCACATCAATTCGAGCTGTCCAATCATCACAAAGGAAGTATGTCTCTTTATCTCTTGACACTCTAACTCTCTCAGGTGAGATGTTCTCAACCTTATATATATCTCCTTTTTTATTATAACACAGCTTGAAGTACACTCTATGGTGAACTATATCTTGCTGAGCTATAGCTCTGATAGTTTTACCTAACTTGAGCTTTCTCTCAAAGGTATAGAGCTTGAGCTTATCCTCTTGAGACATTTTCTCAGTCTCAATAGTGTATCCTCCTCCTATTGCTGAGTTAGTCTTAAAGTCAACTATAGCACCATGCAAAGGTGATGAGTAATATAGTTGATTGAGTAGCTCAGGATATAGGTTATCCTGCCCAAATGGGATGTATCCTGCTATCTGATAGCGACCATTGACATAAGGTAGTGATAGGTTAGCTCCTCCTACCTTTTGAAATGGAGTAGAGAAGGACTGATATCCCTCAACTATCTCTGCTGTTTGTGGCTTGCTGCCTATAAATCTGTTATACCATGCCATTAGTCATAGATTGAATTAGTTTGTATCCCTGCCACTACCATGCGGCCCTCCTCTATCATAGTCAATCCTGTAGGATCAACTGTTGGAGTAGTACTCTCATATACTTTATATCTGTATTGTCCCTTAATAAAGTCAACATCAATAGGGTCTTCGATGGTGAATAGGTTATATCTTGAAGGCCATGAGGAACTATCAACTCCCTGCCAATAGATAGGGTTAGCTGTAGTGTCAAACTCATCCTCAAATTCAAATAAATAGTAAGGATTGGAGATTGTTGTAACCTCTGTAAGTGTCAACACAAAGGTGTTAACTGTATCCTTCTCAAGATATATCATACCTATATTGTATCTCAAAGAAATAATTATTAAAAAAGCCCCACCGAAGTGAGGCTCTTAGTTTATAATCTATGGCAAGATTAAAGGAGACTTGGTATGATAGTAGCATCAACCTCATAAGCCAAAAACTCATTCTCAGCTACAAGTGTTACACTGTACTTAGAGCCATCTGCTCTTGTAGTTCCTGATCCTTCACCTGTTGCAGATAATTGCAAAAATGGGAAGTACCAATATTTACCATTAGCATCCTCAACAATACCTGCTAAGTACTGTTGTCCTGCTCCTAATACTTTAATAGCTTTTGATTTCTCTTGATCTCTTCTATGGAACATCAAATTGATAGTTGCAGTTACATAGCTTGAGCCATTAATTAAATCAATAGCAGAGTCCTCTGTAAATGAGGATACGTTTCTTCTGAACTCTAACTCAATGAAGGGGTCAGCTGTAGGTATAAATGTAATACCATCAACAATCCAATTAGTTCCTGTCTCATCTGTAGAGATAGATTGGATGTTATCTTGTTGGTTTACATAGAACTTATAGATACCTCCTGAGTTATTGTCACAGCTTTTTAAAATTGTTTCTAAAGTTGCACAGCTCATTTTAGTTGTTTTTTAATGTTTTAAAATAGGGGGTATTTCTACCCCCGTTATATTTTAGATATAGAATGCGTTATACAATACTATCTCTGCAGGGTTAACATAATGGAATCCTACTTTCATGTTAGCACGAGTTCTCAAATAAGGCTCAGCTACAGTGTCAGATAAGTTAACAGCTTTCAATGCTTTGTCATCACCCTCTGCATCAAATGCATAGATAAGGTTATTTCTCAAAGTCAACAAGATAGTGTTATCTGGCATACCTTCACAAACAACTACATTGATTCCTAAGAATGTTAAACCTAATGGAGTAGTAACATAAGTCAAAGTGTTACCTTGTGCAGCAGCAAGCTCATAAGCATTAGCTACATTAGTAGACACATAAAATCTTAACTCTGTTTTTCTTCTGCTAATAGTTGAAGGAGCAAGAGCAAGCGTAGCACTCAATTGGTCAAGTACATTTGTTGTATCAATAGCACCTGCATACAATCCATTCACTGCCTCATCTCCACAAAGGCCTACTAAGTAACCATTACAAAGTGATAACAAATCATCCTCAGATGTTGTATCACCTTGCCATCTCAACAACTCGATATCTTGACCGATAGTCATTGCCATTTCATTCCAGTAGTATGACATAAAAGATGCAACAGTGAAATCACCATTAGATCCTTTTGCCATTTGCAATGCTAAGAATGATTGCTCTAAGTCAAACTGACATAATTGAGCCATAGCTGACAAAGGACATACATCAATATCAACTGCATCTAATGAATCAT